TGATGATCTCGTCCATTGCAAACTCGTACTCACGATCTAGTTCAACATCAGTCATTGCATCAGTGACTGACATGACTCGTGCCAAATAGGAGCATGTGCAATAGTCCATACGCTGATCGTAGTCATACCATTGATCCCAATTGGTCCATGGATTGTATGGATTGTCAATCGTGGTAAGCAGATAGTCCTTGGTACTAGCCATTGTCTGCCACCTTAGTCTTGGTAGTCACATTACGCTTCAGTGTATCTATTGATACACCAAGCCTATCGGCCACTTCAGCCTGTGTGTAACCACGATTGAGCATGGATCTTGCCCTAGCAATGAGGGACGCTGACATAGTAACACCCTGTTTCGGAGTGGCTAATTGCTTGACTCTGTCAGGATCCGCGTTTTGCAGGATCTGCTGAAGGGCGTTCTTGCTGACGGCCCTATGCTGAATGGCTTCCCATTCCTTATCAGTGATGTCGACCAATTGCTTCTTGGCGCCCACTGCAATACGGGCCTCGTTAAGGCACCTGTTGGAAAGCTTTTTCAGATCGTCCTTTTCATATTCTGGATGAGCCGCCTTCTTGGCTTCGTACAAATTGTCCGAAAGAAGCTCGGCTTTTCGTTCCAAAGGAGCGTTCTTAAGAGCCGTATTGAGTTTGGCTTTCAAGGAACTGACCTCTGATGAATATGTTTTCGCAGCTTGGGGATCATACTTGAACGAACCAGAATTCAAATACGATTTTCGGGCTTGGTTTGCTAGGGACTTCAGAGAATTTGCATGGTTAGCATAAACGCCTTCCATCGCCGTTCCGGACGAAAGTTCGTAGGCATCCTTGGCAAGGTCCATCTTCACTGTTACCGATTCGGCCGGGACTTTCTTCCAAGAAACAACCTTTCCGTCCTTGTCCTTCTTAGCGGGAACGACCTTCTCTCGACCGGTTTCGACGTAGACTTTCTCACCTGTTTCAGGATCAATCCATCCGCCTTCCTTGGCCGAACGAAGCTTGCGTTCAGGAACGCGTTCGGTAGACGTGGATCTGGAAATAAGAGTGGATGCTCCACCATATTTTCCGTTTCCTCGGCTCTGCCACTTCTGCTTGAGAAGATCGATCTGATTGTCACGTTCGGACTGTTTCCAGTTCAGCTCGTGCTTCTCAGCATCGATGACCACCATCGAATGGCGGACCGCCTTCTCAATATCCTCCCAAGGAGCACCCTTGATGGTCATGTCTGTAATAAGGTTGGAGACGATGCCCATCTCTCTTCCCTTTTCACGCTTCGTCATGACTCGCATGCCTTCATACTTAGGATATGCAGTCTTGGGATCGAAGTTCTTCAGACCTTCAAGAGCGGATCGAGTCTTGATCTCGCCTCGGTTGTTTGGAATAACCAGAACGTTATCGCCATCAAAATCAGCGCCAGAGAGTCGTTCGGCCACCTTGGCATTAATACCGACGCAATCCTTGGATCCGCTAAGAGCCGCCCGGGCTTCCTTGTTGTTATTGTTGACCGTGAGCTCAGGAATTTCGAACTTTCCGCCATGCGGGAAGCGAATAAGAATCACCTTCTCGCCAGGTCTGAAGTTCGGAGCGTAGATCTCATTGTCCTTCAAGGAAGGGATCGGTAAAATAACCTGAGTCCTCTGACGAGGCATGGCTGCGGCCTTCATATGAATTGCCGCTGAATCGCACTCATCAGAAAATGACTTGAGCAGATTGGCTTTGACCACGGGATTCTCCAAAGCCATGATCTCATCGTAGTCTTGCTTACGACGATCAAGGTCGATACCGAGCTGACGCTTGGCCAAGGAAATATCCTGCTTAGATAGCATCTGCGAAGGAAGACTTCGAGACCAATCATCCCAATCGCCTTCGTCATTGACCTTGTTGACCAACGACTGCTTCTTCTTTCCGGTCTTGGGATCATCGTACTCATATTGGCCCTTGATGGGATCGATGGTGGCACCGAATGGATTGCTCCAATCGACATCGCCTTTGGTTCCATCCGGGTTAGTAACTCGTTTGAGCGGCTTCAATACCGAATTATCGCCGGTTCCCTCGATCGGGGTTCCCCGTTTCTTGTTCGTGTTGAATATGATGTCTACACCATCCGGGAACTGATCCGGATCACCGTACATGGCCATACCTTTTAGGTAATGGCTGTTGTCAACGTTGATTCGGACCTGGGCATAGTGGGATCCACCAAGTTCGAGATCTGCCGCTCCCGGACGAATAAGCATAACGCCATCACGTTCGGTTCCTCCGTCCTCGGCGTACACAATACCAAGACGCTTAGAATCGAGGGATACCGGCTTCTTGATTCCAACGCCACCTTCGTGAGGCTCGTCGAGGGACATACCGATGTTCTTGATCTTACTTCGGTCATTGACCAGATCTCGAACAGTCACACCAGGAGCGGCAAGGACCTTGACCGTGGTGTGATTCGGACCACCCATCTTGGTGTAAATATAATGGGTGGTGTAGCCTTCCTCCTCAAGCATGGCCACGGCAACCTTGAGTTTGTCCTGAGAATATCCCAGATATTGCTCAACGCCTTTGCCGATGTCGACGGCTCCGTCTTTACCAATGGTCTCTTTGAGATTATTGGCGATGATGGTCGACGCATTGGCTCGAGCACGACTCGAAGGATTGAGAAGGGATCGAACCGTGGATTCGTTCACACCCATGATCTCGCCGATCTTGGTGTTGGAATATCCCTTCTGCTTGAGCTCATAGGCGCGATGCTGACGCTGGGCAAGCTGCTCGTTATAGGCAATGGTCCTACGAGCACGAAGCTTCGTTGTCGTGATCCCCATGGAATCGGAGATCTCTTTCTCGGTGAGACCGGAATTCTTGAGATCTAAATATCGCTTGTAGAAGTCCTCGTGCTGGTAAGGGTCCTCACCAGATCCATAAGGGTACCTTCCGGAACGGCGCTTGACGCCGATGTGGGACAACGAGTTAGACTCGTCTTCCATCAACACGACCATGACGTTGCCTTTCCTGAAAATATCATCACCACTGCTCCGATTCCTCGGCACGCAGTTTGTTGATCAGTTGATCAAAGTGCTGGATTCGATCCATGATGTGAGCGATCTCATCCGGGCTGACCTCTTCGTAAATATCAGCGTTCGGTCCAAGCTTGATGTACTTAGGATCGGCGTTGGTGGCAATCTTGATGTGATCGTTCTGATAGAGACGAAGGTCGAACTGAAGGTTCATCGGCTTGACTTTGTATTCAAGACAGAACAGCGAAGCGTAGATATACAACTGATCGAAGTGTTTGACTTCGCCGCTTCCGGTCTTGAGGTCGAAGATGCGCAACAGCTTCTTCTTGTCGTCGTATCCGATGAGGTCTGCGGTGCCGAAACAGTTCGGCGAGAAATATAACACCACTTCGGGCGACATGCGATAATGCAGGCCATCATTGACGAAGTCGTTCAACGTCAGATGGGTCTTCGGCAGAGCCACACGATGTTTGTTAAGATCGGCAGCAAGAGCATGCAGCTCGGTTCCGCGTTGTGCCGCAAGGGACGATCGGAACATATCGGCCATATGATCGTCATCGTAACGGAGCCATGAATGCTTGCTGGCTCCCATGAAGGCATGAAGGCCCTCAAGATTGTGATGATCATTGAAATGCATCATGATGCAACCTCCGTGGAAATATGAGACTTGGTCATGTGCTGTTGAAGCTTGTCGAGAATATATTCCTCGTTCTCGGGATAGATGAACGCCGCAAACGAGTCGGCATTCATCTGAGCCACGTAGTCATCCTGATTCGGCTGATGCTTAGCGTCAGCACTCTTCTTGACCTCAAGGGCGGCCCATCGATCCTTATACAAAACGAGAAGATCCGGGATTCCCTGAATATAGTTGGGATCGTTCTTCAGCACACGAGATCCTGGAAGACGTTTGCCGATCTCCTTGATGATCTTTCGTTGGAAGTCGCGTTCCAAACTCATAGTTCTCCTTTCGACAGAGAAAAATAAGAGTGGGAACGGTACCGCCCGCAGAAAGGATTGCTCGGAAAATAAGGCAAACTCTTCCCCACTCTTACCTCTTTGTGCGATGTTTTTGTCGCGATGACGAACCTACTCGACATAGGTCGGTTCCGGTATGGTATCGACATGCTCGAGATGCCATCCATACCAGAATCCGTCGGGCTGCTTGAGCGCGTCGTAGATCTCCTGATCCTTGCATCCATAATAGAAGGCCATATGGGTCACGCTGGGAAATATAAGATCCTTCTCGATGATGCGGACCGGTTTGTAGGCTTTGATGTTACGAGCGTCGTTCCAGCAAATATGCATGCCTCGGCATACGCCGTGGTTTCTTGGATGAGCAAGCGCCTTCAGAACATCGTCGATGCTCGTTTCCAGAAAAATGGCTACCCGCTCTGGAGACGGATGGATCTCATTAAGTTCGTAAATATAGACTTCCTGGTTCTTGTCATGATGTGACATGTGTTACTCCTTTACGTATTCGAGATGGACGTTACGAAAATTTCCGTTTCTTAATTTGATCGCGTTTCTTATAGACGAGTAGGTCACATGAAAATGACCAGCTATCTCACCTTTACGATAGATCAAAGACTCGGTTACATCATCAGCGTTAAGATCAAGAATTTTTGAAACTTCTTCAGCTGAATCAAACATGCGATCTAATTCATAAATATAAATCGAACGTTTTGTTCTTAGATTCTCAAAAGACACGATTGCTCCTTTCTAAAAGTATGCAGGTATCAGGCCGCTGCATACTTTTGTCGCGCGTTTTCTCCGCCAGCATTCTCCTTGTATTATTAC